GATCCTTGATCCAGGGACCAAGAAGTATTGAACATGTTTCGAGGACCTCGGACCGAGAGCCTCGGCTAAGATAAATGTATTCTTTGGGTGTGATTTATGGAACGCAATTTGGTGTGGTGAGAATCTAACTTTGTTCCCCTTGGTGACCTTCAGTTCTAATGTGAAAAAGGTGCCAGAATTATTGTAGCCCAATAGATCAGGAGTGCCAAGAGAGCTAAGGTTTTCAATTCTAATCCACGAAATTTCTTTACAAACTTTGCGGAGTTTTTTATATAATTTAGCCTCTGGGCCCATCTATTTTTGGGGGTTACATCGTCGCTCATTATACATCGTAATGAGTAGATCTTAGCTTGTCAGGTATAAGTAATTTTTTCTCAGTTTGAGGTCTTAGAACTAATCGTAATGAAGGCTGTCCTATAATCATATGCTCATGCACTTCCATTCTTTTAATTTCTTCTAGGTGACCACCAATGGCTACATAAATTTTAGCATTCGAAATAGCATTACCCTGATATTTCGTGCCACCCATGGTGAACCTACCTAAAAATTCCTGCAAGTGTTTTACAAACATTAAAATCCTTCGTGATACCTTCTGTTACCAGTTAAATCTGAAATTTGCAAAGCTAACTTTTTATTATCTTCTTCAACTTCCCTCAATCTTGTTTGTAATTTTCCGTTCAATTCTTTATGAGATTTCTCCAGCATTTTAATATTCTCATTCTCTTCACTCAATCTATCAATCTCTTTTTTTAATGCTTCAACTTCTTTTATGTCTGTCATTTTCTTACAATATGTTTTCTTAATGCTCTAATTAATTCTTCTACCTTATCAATAATAGAAATTAAAGATGGGTCTTTGATGAAATGTTGTTCGGCTTTTAACTCATCATACTCTCGTAAAGGTATAGTTACAGTACGTCTAGAGGTATGCTCATCTTCATAAGTAGCTTGTTCAGCTATTTCTTTATCTTCTAAGTCATCTTTCATATATTGACAATATAAGACAGTTACCTTAAATTGTCAACTATGGGAGTTCCAAAAAGATTGACAGAGATGCAAAAAAGATTCGCTGAATTCATAGTATTTGGTGGACCTGATGGACCACTTACACAAACCGAAGCGGCAAAGCTAGCTGGCTATTCTGAAAACAGATCAAGGCAAGAAGGATCAGAACTAATGAACCCCAGACTATCACCGCTCGTAGCCACATACATAGGCAAACTCAAAGAAGAGAGACTTAAAAAATTTGAAGTGACCTACGATGGTCACGTAGCAGAACTATCACGAATCAAGGAAGCTGCTTTGAAGAAAGGTTCTTTCTCTTCTGCTGTAAACGCTGAAACAAATCGCGGAAAGGCAGCAGGACTATACATAGACAGAAAAATAATAAAAACAGGTAAACTAGAAGACATGTCAGAAGAGGAGCTAGAATTAAAAATGAAACAAATTTTAGATGATTACGCACCTCTCTTAAATGCGAAGACTGTCGAGGGTGAAGCTGAAGAAACTCCAAAAAAGATTTCATCTACCTAAATTAAAAGAAATAGATATCCTATCTCCTTTACCTAAATTTGGATCAACTCTATGTTTCAACCAGCCCGGAAACATTAACAATTCATTTTGATCTGGTTGTATGTTCCAGGTAGCACTATTGTATATATTATATTCTTTCAACATACAGGGCTTCCAATCATATTCCATAAAATGAGAAGAAGGGTGTAAAAAAACTATATTACTATTATTGGTTTTTAAATAAAAAGCACCCGAAGCAACAGCATGTGGATGAACATGTTCTATATTATAAGCCTTCTCCCCATTTATATTTATCCAAACAGCCATTAACTTTAAAGGATCTTTATAAGCAATCCTCTTTCTGTATTGCTCTCCAACTCTTAGAATAGCTTTAAACAAATCATTTAAAGGTGAGTGTTCACCAGTAAGATGAGGTGATTGCCAGCCACCTATATGACTTCTATTAGCACTTGGTATTTTCTTTTTCAAAGCTAAACAATATCTAGTCATAGCTTTTACATTCAGATTTAATTTCTCTGAATGAATTGGAATAGGAAATAGTTCCATAATTTATTATATCTTCTGTATCTTCTTTACCCAGTCGCGAGGTATCATCGTCCGATCCCCGAAAGTAAAACTCCCGTCATCTTCTTTATCGTAAGACGCAAAAAGTTTAACTGATTTATCATCTTTAGAATAGAGCCACCCTTCATTAACAGGGTAAGCTAATTTCATTTTATTAAATTCTTTTTCATTGGCCCAGCCTGAGTCACTCATGGCGTCGACCCACTCCACTCTGACTTTAGGAAAAGGTATATCAGGAGTTATTTGAGTTGTGATTCTTTTTCTTCTTTTCTTGGGCATGTTACCTTCTAGCATCTATATAGAGATCTGAAAAGTTTAAAAAGTTTCAAAAAGTTTCCTCGCGCGCCCGATAGGCCTTTTTGCAAAGTCAGTATTTATGCGGTTATTTTAACATGGTACCAATTATTTGGTACCAGAAACCACATTTGGTCCATAATTGGTCCCACTTTAAGCCAGTACTTATGCGGTTAAATTGCTCAAAGTACCAAAGTACCAATTATTTTGCTCCAAAAAAAATTTATAAAAACTTTTAAAACTTTTTAGAACACTATATGCAGCCCTCTTATCTAATTTGTGCCATAATATTGCCGCAAAGTTGCCATATTCTCTTTAGCTTCTGAAACTTTATGTAATAATTTGTCAATCTCGCCAGTAATATCAGTATGTGCTACTATCACCGAGTGAGGATTGGTCATCAATAGATCTATTTTAAGTAGTGAGTCTTCCATCTCTGCCTGATACTTGACCATTAGTGCCTTGTATATTTGCTCTCTCATTTACCCTCCTTCTTTTTTAATGAATCACCAAACGTGCCTCTGAAGCCCCATGATCCGTGGTGCGTGGTCCATGAGTCGAGATTCGCGTACAATTTAATATCGGAATTTCTTACACGCTCACAGAAAGCTAAATCTTCGCCCTTCCACTCTCCGTTATCTAATCCAAACGTAGTATCCCAAAAATTATACATCCACCTCTCAATCGCTCCTTGATGACCTACTTCCAGGTCCATCTTATCTTGGTGTTCCTTATTAAATTTAATCTTTAGTCTAGGGTTATCTTCTATTAACTTTTCAAATACATTTCTTTTAATCAACATTAATCCAGCAGGAGCAGACTTCAATTCAACTAAGTCAAATGGCTCAATCTTAATATTATCAGGATCAATGTGTTCAACCGGATATTTAATCTGTAAAGGATTTTCTTTTAAACGATAGGGAGTAACGACTACATCTTTTTCAGGAACCAGCATTCTAAGAACTGCTGTCGGTTCGAACTCCACATCCGCATCCACACACAGCATATAATCATACTCAGATGCCATGAATCCTGCAGTCAATAAATTTCTCGCATGAGTCACAAGAGAAGATTTAACAGATTTAAAAGTACAAGTAATGCCAGACTTAGCCAGGATCGCATAGGTATTTAAGATAGAAACACATGTCTCTACCTTCATCGTGTCATAACACGGCATCGCTATATAAACTTTAGGCTTTTTCTTTTCCATCTTTTTTTTCAAAAATATTATCATCAGCTAATTTAAAATTAGCAGCCAAGGTAATTCTAGTCGCGTCTGACTTAAATGAAGATACAGAATGAGTTAGGTTCCATGGAAAAATAAAAAAATCTCCTACTTCACATTTGAACCCAAGAGAATTAGTGTGAAAATTTTGTGGGTTAGCCACAAAGAAATTTAAAGCCGCCGGGCCCTCCCCGGTCCCTTTCCATTTCTTTTGTTCTTCTCTAATAATGTCGGGTACGTCTAGTATAATAACACTAGATAAATGACAGTTGTGATGAATGTGTGGGGGATTAGATTCACCCTTCTTCATAAAGTTTACCCAAGCAGCCGTTGTTTCAACCGCTTTTAAATGTAGACCATACCACTCCTTATACGCGGCTTGATAGGCTTTCATGTAAGGAGATATAATTTTAGTATACTCGGCTGAATCAATTTTAAACTCTCCATCAATAATACCAGCTAAGTTATCGCTCCAGTTTTCTTTGTCTTCGTCACAAAGTTTTTTTAAAATTTTTATGTCTTCAGGTCTTACAGTTGTTTTGAACAACAAGGGTCCCCAATGATACATAGTATAGTTTAGCATCTCTGTTTTAGAATCCACGTGGACAGGATGACTGACTTCGCCACCGGTTATCGATGTTTTCATTTAAAGTCCTCTGCTTTCATATTTATGTTTTGTTGCTCCTTCTCATCATACTTTAATTCATGATACATGTCTAATCTCTTAAGCCATTTGTGTTTCCACGACCTTAAATCAGCCCCGGAAAACTTGAATTCTTGGTAATATAGGTCAGGAGTACAGACCATTATTATTCCTTGTTTAATCTCTGATTGATAAACATAGTCGTGTGCCATACAATACGCGGCTATTTGTAAAAAATAATCCTCAATCCACTCTAGTCTCTTAGGACGATTTGCTTGCTTGTAGTCGATAATAGTATCTAAACCATTGTGATTGCAAACCAAGTCAGTGCTGCCAGCGTATAACCCAGGATAATACAATGTGACTTCCGAGCCGTAATACTCTTCCACAGGGAGTAAACCTTCTTCAATAATTTTTTTGGCCATGGGCTTCGCCTCTTGTCCGATCCCTGTAAGATCATCGTACCCAACTCCTGATATATGAGATTCAAGGAACTTGTGCATGGAAGTTCCCCGCCTACTACTATAATTTTTGATTCGTTCTGCTTCTTGTTCTCCAACTTTGGCCTTCCAGTCTTTTAGAAATTGTTGATTTTTTGTTTTGGCTAATATAGTAGTTACAGAGGGAAGTCTAGATCCATTTATATCGTAGGTCCGTGATCCTTGTTCCGTGATCTGTGTACCAGTAATATATTTATATTTTTCACGGTACTTGATCTTTCGACCAATGTTATGAAACTCTTCTATATCTTTATCTTCCATCATTTAAAAACCATTCCTATCCGCTACCTCTTCTAAAAATTTTTTAGTTTCCTGTAGCTTTTCTTTTTGAGATTTTTTTTTAAAAATTTCTTCCCATCTTTTTCTATACAAATCGGTGGAAACCCTTGATTTTCCGTCCCATTTTGCACCTTTAGGTTTCTTACTCATTTTTTATTTTTCTCCGCATATACTTTTTTAGCTTTATTATAATTTTTCATATCTTTTAGTTGAATTGAGTTAGCCACATTACCAGCAACAGATATTCTAGTCACATCAGAATAAAATGGCGCCACATAATGTTTTACCCATGCAGGGAAAATAAACATATCTCTGTTTGTGGGTTTAACTGATTGATAAGTTATAGCTTGTCTATTTCCCTCACCATAAATAAAACCTAATGATCCAGGTCCACCAGATCTACCGTCATATGCGTCTTGTTCTTTAGTAATTTCGGGAGGCACATCTAAAAATATAACAAATGATAATTCATCGGAGTGATCATGAGGAGGATTAAATTCATTCTTCTTCATAAAGTTAACCCATAGAGATGAAAGTAAATAATTAGGCTTCTCTTCAGGTTTATAACGAACGTTCTTATGTTTTTGAAATGCTTCATCATAAACACCTAAGATTTGAGATATCCATGGAAGAAGTGTTTCTTTTTTACGAAACATATATTCCTCTTTAATAACTCCAGCCAGTTTATTACTATAATCTAATTCTTTAACTCTACTAGCGTTTGCTTCTTCTAGTAATATTTTATGAAAATCTTCTGATATTTTTAAATGTACTATACATGGTCCCCATGTAAATACTCCATACTGTACTTCTTGTTTTTTATCTGTCATTCTAATGTCATTGTCTCTTTATATTGTTGTAGACTCACTACGTTAGTATCAAATACGTAATCACGCGCATAATGATCTATAATTTTTTGTATCTTTGGTAATTTAATATGAGCATATGGCCAAATTAATTTACACACATAGTAGGCATCTCGATAACCACACCTCCATCTCCATTGCATTTTTTTACCCATTGAAGCTTTGTGTGGTGGTCTTTTATTAACAGAACCACATCCTAAAACTTCTGCCAACCAAATCATAATAGAACGCTCTGTCATGGAAATTTCCATTTGTATGTTCCAAGTTGGATATGCTTTGTTTTTACCCTTTCTCTTTCTCATGTATTGTTTGTAGGTTATACTACCTTCCCCATCAAAGAGTCCAGCTATGTATGCAGCATCACTTACGTTCATCTTCTTCTTTCTTTAAACTGTGATAGATATGAGTTTTAATATCTTTTTCTGTCCTAATAATTGTTAAAAAATCTACACCACTATAAGCTTTGGCATAGACATTATGACTTACAGCAACTCCAGCGGTTGAGCTAAACAGAGCAAACTCAGTGCAAGAACTTGTAAGCGTTACGACTACCGCGAGCATTATCATCGTGCTCCACAAACGGGGGTTCGTAGACATAAAATTCTCCTTCCGAGTCGCATTCCCAGCATTGGTGAATATGATCTTTTTTATCGACATGGACTACTTTAACATATCCATTGCCATCACACACGTCACAAATTGTTTTGTGTACTCTATATTTTTTTAATCTTGCCATTTAACTTTTTCGCTTTCTCATTTGCAATCTGC